AAATACGAAGATGGTTGCGAAGGATCATTACAAGAGATTGCAACTAAAAATATTTTAAGTATAAAAGAATTATCATGGCAGTAGAAAAAGTAGAAGATAGAACATTATTATTAGCAGACTTTGGTATCACAGCCACAGTCACACCTAGTGGTGGAAGTGCCTCGGACATTACTGTGATTTTTGATAATGAGTATATAGACGTAGATATTGGAGAAGCTGGGGTACAATCTACACAACCAAAATTTATATGTAAGACAACTGATGTCTCTTCTTTAACAGAAGGAGATACTGCTGTTATTAATTCCACAACTTACTACATTCAAATTATCCAACAAGATGGAACAGGATTTAGTGAAGTCTTTTTAAGGGTAGCTAGCTAATGGCACATCAAAGAAAAACGATTAGAGATAATGTGATTACTACTTTAACTGGATTAACGACTACAGGATCAAGAGTTTATAATACAAGAATACTTCCTAATTTAGAGAGTAATCTACCCTGTCTGAATGTTTATACTATTTCAGAGTCAAGCGAGGAAGTCGATTTTTTATCTATTCAACGAGACCTTACTTTGGCTATTGATGGATATGCAAAAAATTCTTCTACAATAGAAGATGCCTTAGACACGATATCTAAAGAAGTTGAGAATGCTTTAGGAACTGATGTCACCAGAGGCAACACAGCTTACGATACTTTTTTGTCATCAACAGAAATGGACTTATCGACAGAAGGTGATATACAAATGGGTACAGTAAGACTTCAATTTACTATTCGTTATAGAACTGCTAAAACGGATAGTGAAAGTCATTCATAAGAAAGGAATATAAAAATGGCAACTATATATGGTAATAATGGCGAGGTGCAAGTGTCTAGCACTGCTGTTAGTGAGGTGAAAAGCTGGAGCTTATCCATCTCTAGAGATCAAATCGAGGACACTAGCATGGGAGACGATGCCAAGACCTTCGTTTACGGAAAAACAACTGCATCAGGAACGATTGAAGTTCACTTTGATGATGATGATACAGCACAAGGAAATTTAAGAGATGCTGTTCTTAACGGAACAACAGTCACCTTAAATCTTTATACTGCTAATAGTGCAACATCTGGAACTGATTATTATACTTGTACAGCTTTAATTACGTCATCTGATATTTCCGTAGAGATGGACTCTATCGAAGGCAGAACGCTTAATTTTACAGCAACAGGTGCGGTGACTAAGAGTTCGGTAGCATAAGATAAATGAGAGAAATAGATAAGTTAAAAGAGCAATATCAAGGCTCTAATAAATTAGAGTTATCTATCCCTGAGTTAGGAAATGAAAAATTTTATTGCCAACCTTTGACTGTAAAAGATGCACAAAAAATTCTCACTTTCTTTAATGATAAAAAAGAATTTGAGGGTTTAGTTGAATGTGTCATGAAATTACAAAGGGAAGATGGTTCATCTGTTTTCTTAGCGTCAGATAAAAATACATTGATGAATGAAACGCCTATGCAATTCATTCAAAAATATGGAAACGAGATAGCTCAATATTATTTATCAGAGATTGGTGATGCACAGTTAAAAAAAAACTCTTAAATGACAACTTTTTATTTAATTGTTTTCAACTTGCTGAACTCTTAAACAAAACTTATCATGAAATCCAACAAATGGATTTTTATGAATTTCAGCTCTGGTTTGCGTATCTTGATATAAAGAAAAGAGAAAAAGGAAGTGACAAAAGACGTTAAATTTAAAATAACGGCAGTTAATAAAACCCAAGGTGCGTTTGCAACTGTCGGAAGGTCTTTAAAAGGTCTCACTAAATCTCTATTTAGTTTCAAGTCTGCGATTGTAGGTGCTGTTGGTATTGGTGGTTTAGGATTACTTGCCAAAAAATCACTTGAAGCTACTGATCGAATTGGAAAATTATCTAATGTTTTAGGTATTGGAGTCAAAGAACTTCAGGCTTTTAAATTAGCATCAGAAATCGGTGGAGTTGAATTTGAGACTTTTGCTAAAGGGGTTAAAAGACTAACCGATAACTTTGGAGACTTTCAGCAAGGTGTTGGTGAAGCTAGCAAAGCATTTCAAGATTTAGGTATTACTCAAGCCGATGCGAATGACCTGTCAGGGGATCAAGTTGCCATTCTTGGTCTTGTGGCTGATCGTTTAAAATTAGTTGAGAATGATACTGACAAATTAAAAATAGCTACTGAAATATTTGGTGGTAGAGCATCCGATCTTATTAATGTTTTAGATGGTGGTTCGGAAGCCTTACAAGGTTTTATTAATGAGTCTCAAAGATTTGGTGCATTAAATCAAGGACAAGTCAAAGCAGTTGAAGCTCTTAATGATAGTTTTACAAGATTAAGGACTGCATTATCCAATATAGTTAATCAAGTAGTTGCTAACTTATCTCCAGCATTAACAGCAGTCGTAGATCGTTTTAGAGATGTTTTAACTGGAACGGATGATGCTCACTCTGGAATTAAAGAATTTGGATTAAATGCTACAAAAATTTTATTTAGTTTTGCAGTTGCTACAGTGGAATTTGCAGAAAAGGTTGTTAATGGATTTTTAGAAATAAAAGATAAAGCAGAGGACTTAGTTGATGTTTTAAAATTAGATTTTGAAGCAATACAGGACTCAGCAGAAAAAGTAGATTTTTCATTAATAATTGCATCTTTAAATAAATTTGAACAGCAAGTATTTGCTACTATTTCAACTAACGAACAATTCAAAGAGTCTTTTGGAAAAACAGAGGAAGAAGTTTCTGAAGGTGCATCAAGAATGGAAGATGCTATTGATGGTTTTGGTGCTGGTCTTACTAGAAATTTAAGCACAACGACTTTTGATCGATTTAGAGAAGCAGGACAAAAATCATTTACTGCTTTAAATAAAGCCTTATCAGATTTTGTCATGACTGGAAAATTAAATATGCAAACATTAAAAGAGGCAATTATCCGATCATTAGTAGATGCTTTAATTGGTGAGGCAGTATCATCAGCTATTAAAAAAGCCAAAACAATTTTCAAAATGGACTCAATTAAAAAAGCATTGATTTCAGTTTATGAAGCAGGTGCGAAGGCTTTAGCCTCTGTTCCACCACCATTCAATTTTGCAGTAGCTGGAGCAACGATTGCAGGGGGTATGGCTATCGTTAATAAAATTAGAGGTTTTGAAAAAGGTGGTAGACCACCAGTTGGAGTTCCTTCAATAATTGGAGAAAGAGGTGCTGAGCTTTTCGTGCCTGATCAAGCAGGAACAATTATTCCTAATGATAAATTAGGCACTACCAATAATGTGAATATAACAATTATGGCTAATGATACAGAAGGTTTTGATGATCTCTTGATTAAAAGACGATCAACGATTATTAATGTTATTAACGATGCACTAAATACACAAGGTAGAGAGGCTTTAGTTTAATGAGTGGTACATATCCAACAACTCCAGAATTTAGATCAATGAATTTTAGTAGTGAGCAAAAAACTATTACATCTACTACTGACTCTGGGAAAATGTTTAGCGTTCAAGTTGATGGACAACGATTTCAATTTTCAGCTAGTTATCCACCAATGAGCAGAACAGATTTTGCACCTGTACTAGCCTTTATTATGAAACAACGATCACAAAAAGAAACATTTCAAATAGCACTGCCAGATTTAAAAAATGCTAAAGGAACTGTCTCTGGTACTGTTTTAGTGAATGGTTCTCATACTGCTGGAGACACAACAATCACTGTCGATGGGATGACTGGTAATTTATTGGCTGGCGATCTTATTAAGTTCTCGCATGGGAAGGTATATATGGTTGTGGCTGATGTCACTGCTGATGGATCAAATGAAGCAACTTTGACTATTGAGCCACCATTAAGAGAAGATTTAGCTAATGACTCTAGTGTGACTTATGACAATGTTCAATTTACAGTAAGATTAATAAATGATGTTCAACAATTTAATGTTGCACTAGACAATTTTTATAGATACGAAGTTGATTTTATAGAGGCATTGTAATGGCTAGAGGATTATCTAGCGACCTACTAACAGAAATAAATTCTGGTAGTATTAAACCTGTCGCATTAGTAGAGATAGGTTTCCCCACAGTTCAAAGACTAACCAATCATTATAAAGATTTAGTTCATGATTCTAATACCTATTCAGCAGGTGGGCACTTATTAAAGATTTCAGCAAAGGCAGAAAATTCACAAATCAATGTTGCTAATTTTAGTATTCAATTATCAGCAGTAGATAGTGCTTTTGTTTCTATTGTCTTGGGTAATGTCGTATCAAATGATGAAGTCACTATTGATATTGGTTTTATAAATAGTTCTGAAGCGTTAATAGATACATTCAATTATGATAAAGGATATATCAACAATTATTCTATTGATACTAAACAAGGCGTATTAACTTTAAACTGTACTTCTCACTTTGGTGATTTTAGTAGAACTGCAGGAAGAAAGACAAACGAAGGTAGCCAACAAAGATTTTATTCTACTGATAAAGGTTTTGAATTTAGTGCCTTAACAATACAAGATTTAAAATGGGGTAGGCAATAATGGGTTTCTTTGATGACTTTTTTGATTTTGTAGGTGACGTATTTCAAGAGGTTATCTCTTGGATTATACCAACTCCAGAAATTCCAGATTTTCCAAAAAACGAACAAGCCAAAGGTACATTAATAAATAAGCAATCTAATAATGCACAAATCCCTGTTATCTATGGTGAAAGATTAGTAGGTGGTACAAGAGTATTTTTAGAAACATCAGGAACAGATAATCAATATCTTTATGGTGCAATCGTATTAGGTGAAGGTGAGATTAACGCTATTACTGAAATTAAAGTTGATGATGAGGTAGTGACATTTAGTGGCTCATTTGCTGATGGAACTCAAATAACATCAACAGGAGATAGATTTGGAACTACAATAACTATTCAACCTTTCTATGGTAGTGCAGGACAATCAGCTTCTAGTTTATTAACGACATTATCATCATGGACGAGCAATCATAAATTATCTGGATTATGTTATATTGCGTTTCGTATAACTTGGGATGCTGACAAGTTTACAAGTATTCCTAAAATCCAAGCAAAGGTTCAAGGTAAAAAGGTTGTAAGTTATAATTCAAGTTTAGTTGCTCAAACTGCATCTTATTCAACAAATCCTGCATGGTGTTTATTAGATTATTTAACTGATACTACTTATGGAAAAGGAATTAGTATATCAGATATAGATTTACAAAGTTTCTATAATGCTAGTCAAACTGCTATTACGCAAGTGACACCTTATTCTGGTGGTGATGATATTAATTTATTTGATTGTAATTCAGTCTTAGATACTAACCAAAAGATTATAGATAATGTCCGTTTTTTATTAAGAGGTATGAGGGGTTTCTTGCCTTATACACAAGGTAAATATAAATTAATCTTAGAAG